TACGCAGAGTTGTAACATTAGGTAGCGGTTTTGAAATAGTCGAAAACGAAGCCTTTGACCATGTACCATTCGCTTGTCTATCACCAATATTAATGCCACATAGATTAGTTGGCAGAAGTATTGCAGAACTTATTATGGATTTACAGTTAATTAAATCTACTGTTCTACGTCAATTACTAGACAATATATATTTAACAAACAATGCTCGTGTAGCTGCTGTAGAAGGTCAAGTAAATCTTGATGATTTATTAAATTCAAGAGCAGGTGGTATTGTTCGTATGCGTCAGCCAAATGCAGTGCAAGTATTGCAACCTCCTATGGTTGGTCAAAATGCTTTTAGTTTACTACAGTATTTAGACGAAATTAGAGAACAACGCACTGGTTTATCAAAAGCCTCTATGGGTCTTGACGCAGATGCGCTACAAAGCACAACAGCTACTGCGGTTGCTGCACAAATGAGTGCTGCACAAGGTAAAATTGAAATGATTGCAAGAGTGTTTGCCGAGACAGGTGTTAAACAACTGTTTAGACTTGTGCTTACATTATGCTTACATCATGGCAAGAAAGAACAAATGATACGTCTTAACAATAAGTTTGTGCCAATAGACCCTTCTAATTGGAAACATGAGTATGATTTATCTGTTAATGTAGGGTTAGGTTCTGGTCAAACTAACGAAAAAATGGCGTTCCTTGCACAAATGGCACAGAAACAAGAACAGATATTACTTCAAATGGGTGCTGAGAACCCATTAGTAGATTTACAGCAATATAGAAATACCCTTGCTGAGCTTGCAAGTATGGCAGGATTTAAAGATGCAACAAGGTTCTTTAAAAATCCAGAAGATACGCCTCCGCAACCACAACAACCTCCGCCCCCTAGTGAAGCTGAGATGAAGATGCAGTTTGAACAACAAAAATTCCAAGCTGAATTAGAATTGCAAAAGGCTAAACAAGATGCAGAACTTGCGTTAAAACGTGAAGAACTGCAAATGAAAATGCAAATACGTCAAGAAGAATTACGTTATGAAGCACAGTTAAGAGGATTTGAACAACAAGTTGGTGGTAAGCCATCTACTAATTTACCGAGAGTTGAGTAATGTCAAATTTAGATGACCAAACATTAGAAATACTTGCTGGTTTAAACGCTGCACAACCATCAACGCAGCAAGTAGATTACTCAGGTTTTATGCAAGATTTTCAACCTGTATTAAATCAACCTAATTATTTTGTTCCACAACAAGGGTTATTACAAAATACACCTACATTAGACACATTGTCAGATTTAGATGTTATGCAACAAAGACCACAAGTTGTTACAAATATGCTTGACCAATACCCAACACTTGAAAGCGACTTTCAACGAAGTTTTGCAGTTAGTCCTGACACATTTAATATGAATGTTTATCAACCATTGCCTTATGATGCTAATTATTTTGGTAGTCTTGTGGGAGGTGATGGAACAATAGATACATCAATAAATGCCGCTGATTTAATTGGTGCTGGTTTGTTAGGTAAAGCTGCTATAGATGCTGTTAAAGGAGATGACGGCACTACAACAACTGAAACAGATTCTACAAATTTAACAACAAATGATGTTGTTAGCCCTATAACGACTATATCGACAGGTGTAGAAAATCGAAATGTTATTGAAAAAGTTACGCCTAAAGGTGATGAAATTTTTCCAGAAGATAGAATAAAAATTCAAATTGATGATAATATTACAAACACAAATACAGAAATAATTCCTACAACTGGTGATATTACTATGGATTCACCACAATTTGGTAATGTAGATAGAGATTTATCTGATGCCGAAAAATTACAAGAATTATCTGATGCTGGTTATACACCAAATCAATCTTTAGATATTTTAAATGCTTTTAATACTGGTGTATTATCAGCAGACGCATTTGCAAATGCTATAAAAACAGGTGTAGCTAAACCTTTCGGTTCAGAAATTTTTGATGGTGTAAGACCTGATACATCTGGTTTAACAGTTACAACAGGCACTAATGTTTCAGATAATATAAAACCTACTCTTACAAATACAAGTGATGTTACGCAAATTGACCAATCTTTAGGTGATAAAGTGCAAGGCGGTTTATCAGATTTTTTTAATACTGAGCTAACATCAGGTATTGGTGAAGCTGGAACATATTTAGGTGATGTTACTAATGTAACTGTTGGCGAAGCATTATCTGGTATTGGCGGTCTGTTATCACTTGCTGATATGGTAGATGATGCAAATGTTGGAAATACTTTAGGAACAGCAGCAGGTTTATCTGGATTTGGTTTATTTGGTGATACTGCAGCAAGTTTTGCTCCAGCTTTAGGAGCAGGAGCTTTAATAGCAAGTTTAGCAGGTCTTGGACAACCAGACCCTTCAAATGAAGCAGGTTTTGCACAAGTTGATACTAATTCTAATGATGTAACTCCATTTGGTATGGAAGGTGATAAATTTAATCAAGAAAATGTTAATCAATCAACTTCTATTGCTAATGCAATGAATAATGTTGTTAGTAATATTACTGGTAATTATGGTTTAAAAACAGAAGGTGATATTTTAGTACAAACAGGTGAACGTGACCCATTAAATATTACTTTTGGTGATATGTCGGAAGAACCAACAATAAATAATAGATTAAATTATAATACAAAAGAAGGTGATATTTTAAACACAACTGATGATGTAAGTAGATTTTATTATACTGGACAAGCTGGAAATGATGGTTCTGCTTTAGTAGATAATATTGTAAAAGGCACAAATCTATTATCATTAAAAGCAGTAGCTAATGATGAAGATACGATTAACATGAAAGATTTTAGACTACCTGCATTTTCAGCAGATAAAGTAAAAGATCAATATTTAGACATGGGTCTTGATGAAACTGCCGCTAATGCCTTAACAAGTGCTTCTCGTAGTGGGAGTGCTGCAACATCAGAGTTGTTAGGTGGTTTATTAGTTGCAAATACAACAAATGAAGATTTATTCCTAACAGACGCAGAAAAAACATCATTGCTAGAAAAAGGTTACACAGAAGAACAACTTAATGCAATATTATATGGATAATTAAAAAGGAGAAAAAATGGAAAACGAAGGTAAATTAAGACAAGACATAGATAGAGGTGAAAAAGCACAAGCTCTATTACGAAACGAAATTCTTATCGAGACTTTTGATTTTCTTGAGAAGCAGTACCATGAAGCATGGGCAAATTCTTCTGTAGATCAAAACGAAGCTCGTGAAAAAGTTTTTATGATGTTGCAAAACTTACAAACTGTTAAGCAACACATAGAAAGTGTGGTCATCACTGGCAAGTTTGCTAATGACCAATTAACTAAATAAGACCAAGCGTAAGCAGTCTAACAGGAGAAAAACATGACAGACGACAACCCAACTGGGAACGAACCTATCAACATGGCGGAAGCCGCAAGCCTACTTCTTAACAGGGTGGAATCAGAAGATAATCCAGAACCGAATCAAGAGGTAAATCAACCAGAAACAGAGACAGAAGAAGAAGTTGAAGTTTCTGCTACAGATACAGAAGAACCAATAAGTGAAGAACCTGATGAGGCACTTGAAGCTGTTGAGGAAGATGTATCGGAAGAATTAGATGAAGAAGTAGTATCTGAAGATGAAGCTGAGGAATACGAGGAACAAGAATACTTTACTGTTAAAATTAATGGTGAAGAACAAGATGTTACCCTTGATGAACTAGCTGCAGGATATTCAAGACAATCTGATTATACTAAAAAGACAACTGAGGTAGCTAGTCAAAGAAAAGAAGTTGAACAGTTACAAGCAGAACTTTTACAGGAGCGTCAAGCTCTGCAACAAGGTTTACAGCAGTTGAACCAGCAGTTGACATCACAAACATCAAACGAGCCTACGAAAGAATACTGGGATCAGCTTTATCAAGATGACCCATTAGACTATGTAAAGCAACGTGATGATTGGCGTGATAAAAAAGAACAATTAGCACAAGTTAATGCTGCACAGCAGCAAATAGCACAGCAACAAGCTCAAGAACAACAAGTAGAGTTTCAAAAACACTTGGCTCAAGAGCAACAAAAGTTAGTAAAGGCAATTCCTGAATGGAAAGACCCTAAGAAAGCTGAAGCTGAAAAAGCTAATATGATAACATGGGCAAAGAGAGCAGGATTTACTGACCAAGAGTTAAGTCAAGCCTCAGACCATAGAGCTATTGTTACAATGCGTAAGGCGTACTTATTTGACCAACTTCAAAACGAGAAACCTCTTGTTAAGAAGAAAGTTAGAAAAGCACCAAAGATGACAAAGGGTGGCAAACCAACTACTGCAAATGACCTTAAAAAGCGAAAGGTTGACAAAGCCTTAAATAAACTTTCTACAGTTCAATCTATGGATTCGGCTGTGGATTATCTTTTAACAAAAAATAGCTAACTAAGGAGAATACCCCAATGGCAACTTATAAAACAGCAAATGCTATAGGTGAGAGAGAGGACTTATCAGACGTAATTACTCGTATCGACCCAGCAGAAACACCGATTTTTTCTAATGCGAAAAAAGAAGTAACAAGTGGAGTTTTCCACGAATGGCAAGTACAAGAACTAACAGCAGCAGCAGACGACAACTATGTTGCAGAAGGTGCTGACTATTCGTATGTAAACCCAACAGCAACAACTAGACTTGGCAATTATCATCAAATCTCAGTACAAGCAGCATCAGTTTCTGGTACTTTAGATGCAGTTGATAAAGCAGGTAGAGATAAAGAAACAGCTTATGTGAAAGTTCTTAAAGGACTAGAGCAACGTAGAGATATTGAAAAAGCTCTCGTTAAAAATGAAGCTCGTGCTGCATCAGACCCAAGAAAAGCAGGTAAGATTAGTTCATACATGACTAACGTAAGTCTTGTATCACCATCTACAACACCTACTGGTGATGGTACTGACGTATCTGACAAAGCAGGTACTAATGCAGCTCTAACTCTTGCTAAAATTGATACAGCAATGAAATTAGCTTACGAAGATGGCGGACAACCAGATATTCTAGTTGTTTCACCAGCTAACAAAGTAGCTTTTTCTGACCTATCATCAGGTTCAGTTGCAACTAACCAAATAACAATGACAGCTCCAAAAGAAGCTGCAATCATTGGTAGCGTTAGTTTATATCTAACTGATTTTGGTCAATTATCTGTTACTATTGACAGACAAATGCCAAATGACACAGTATTCTTGATGGATTCTGACTATTATGCAGTTGGACATTTACCAAATAGAATGTTCTCAGTTTCAGATGTAGCACCTACAGGTGATGCAACTAAATTTAGCATTGTGTCCGAGTGGACTTACATTACTAAAGCACCTAAAGCTCACGCTATGGTCACAGACTTAAGCACATCTTAATAGTGTTTATGGGGAGTAGGGAAACCTACTCCCTTTTTTACAAGGAATAAAAATGGCAAAAAAGATTTTAAATTACGACCCAATACAGAAAAAAACTACTTATTTTCATGGTGGTAATGACGGACAACATTATGTTTCCGTTGAACAAAACACAGACAATATTTTAAAGTTAGCAAAAGACAAGAGCATAGATTACAAACCTTATAGCTTAACTGGCAATACACAAAAGCATCAACAACATGTTGCCGAGCTACCTGCTAACCTTTACTTTGATTTAGTTGAAAAATTAGGAGACCCAAAGCATAATAAAAAAGCATGGGCAAGATGGCTCAACAACCCAGACAACAAATTTTTTAGAACAGGCGGTGGAAATATATAATGGCAATATCTACTTACGCAGAACTTAAAACATCAATAGCTAATTTTTTAGCACGAGATGATTTAACAAATGAAATAGATGATTTTATTGATTTAGCTGAAAGTCGTATATCTCGTGAATTAGAAACACGCTCACAAGATACACGAACAACACTGACAACTACAGCAGATAATGCTTATGTGTCTTTGCCAAGCGATATGCGTACTATTCGTAATGTTAAAGTTATGAACAATCCAAGAATTACATTAAGGTATTTATCACCTTTACAAGTTAAAAAAGAATATTCAACAACAGCTACAGGCTGTCCTAAAGTTTATAGTGTTATCGGTGATAATTTATTCTTAGCACCTATACCTGACGCAACATACGACATAGAACTAACCTATAAAGCCTCTGTAAGCTCTCTCAGCGACAGTAACACTACAAATACTATATTGACACGCTATCCTGATTTATACCTCTATACGAGCTTATTTCACGCTTATACGTTTTTGTTAGACGAACAAAGAGCAACACAATATGAAGCACTAATACAAACTATATTACAACAAATCAGAGTAGATGATGAAAAAGGTAGTTATGGTGTTGGTTTAGAAATGCGAAGTGTATATGGAGAATAAATAATGGCAATGAATACACCTTTTGGCGAATGGTTGCCTGACCAGCCTGATAACACTAGCGGAGTGACAACTGCAAAAAATGTTATTCCTGCTGCACGAGGTTATCGTGGCTTACAAGATTTATCGCAATACAGTAATGCTGCCGACAATAGATTAAGAGGTATCTTTGCAGCTAAAGACGATAGTGGTGATCCTAAGATATTTGCAGGTGATGTAACAAAACTATATGAGTTTACTAAATCTAACTCTAATTTAACAAATATATCTAAAACAGGTAACTACACATCATTAGGTGATGAAGATATATGGAAGTTTATAGACTTTAGTGGTTTTGTTATTGGTGCATCAGGACACAACAATGTACTACAAGTATATGATAATGGTACAAGTTCATTATTTGCTGACATATCTGGTAGCCCTGCAGCTAAACATATAGCGGTTGTTCGTGACTTTGTATTTACTGGTAATGTTAAATATGGCGGTACAGCTTATCCTAATCGTGTTTATTTTTCTGCTCTAGCTTCACACACAGGTTGGACAATAGGTACAGACCAATCTGATATACAAGATATATTTGATATGGGTGATATTACAGGTATTGTTGGTGGCGAATCTGCAACTATATTGTGTGAAAGAGGTATTGTGCGTGGCTCTTACGTTGGTACACCACTTATATTCCAATTTGACAAAGTGCAAACAGGGTTTGGTTGTAACTATCCTAACTCAGTAGCAAATGTTGGTGAGACTGTATTTTATCTATCAGATGATGGATTTTATCAGTTTGATGGACAAAGAAGTACACCAATAGGTGCAGAAAAAGTAAATCGTTTTTTCTTTGATGATTTTACTATACGAAACAAAGGTAGAATATCTACTGCTGTTGACCCTACAGAACAAATAGTTGTGTGGTCATATACATCAGGTAGTTCTAATGATGATACGCCTGACAGACTATTAATATATAATTATGCGTTACAAAGATGGTCATATGCAGAATTAGATTGTGAGCTTATATCACCATTTATGACTATTAATTATACATTAGAAGAATTAGACGCTATTAGTACATCAATTGATGGCTTGCCTGCCTCACTTGACTCATCAATATATATAGGTGGTCAATTTATATTTGGTGGTGCTAAAGATAAAAAGTTACACACGTTTAGTGGTATAAATAAAGAAGCACTTATAGAAACTGCTGATTTAGATACATCTAATGGTCGAGCAAGTGTTATAACCAATGTCATACCTTATGTAGAAATAGTAGGAGGTACTACACCTAGTATTACCGCACAAGTATCATCAAGACTTAGACAAGTAGATGAAGATAGTTTTGGTACAGCAAGTTCATTAAATGATGATGGATATTGCAATGTTAGGTCAAATCAAGGTAGGTATCATAAAATAAGATTAAATGTATCAGGCACTTGGAAGTATATTCAGGGTGTCGAAATAGAGGCAAAAACAACAGGTAAAAGATAAATGGTAGATAATCAGTTTAGAAAATTACCTTATCAGGGTGGCGACCCAAGACTTGTGGCAGAGATTGTAAATCGCACAATAGATGGTGGTTTAAATTCTACTGGTAAATTTACAGCAATAGCACATTCTACAACGACTACAGTTAATGATGAAAGAGTAGGTGAAAATAGTGTTATATTATTTATGCCTCATTCATCTGGAGCTGCACAACATATAAATCATTTTTACATGCAAACTGTTAATAATGGCTCTTTTGTTGTTGCTCATCAAAACTCAGGAGATAGTCAGGTTTATAGTTATGTCATCATTGGATAAACAATCGTGGCTAAAGTCACGCCAGTATATTTTAGACGCATTAAAAAGAGGTATTGATTCTCATAGCGAAAAAGATGTATTCTATGCAATAGCACGAGGTGATGCACAACTTTGG